TGAACCTTCTTACGCTTCTCCGGGTCTTCGATTTTAGCGACTTGCTCCTCGATCTTCTTTTTGTCGCTCTCGGTGATCTCGACCTCTTCGCCGATTTTCTCCCGGACAACAGCCGCCATCTCTTCCCGATTACGCTTCAGGGCGGTCTTAATCTCTTTCTTCCGCTCCTTGACCTTTTGTTCCTCATCCGCTGAAAGCTTCGGCTTTTGCTCCGGCTCCTCTTCTTTCGGCTCCTCTTTCTTTTTCGCCTCAGTTGGGGCTTCGGCCTTTTTCTCCTCGTTCTGTTTAGGCCGCAAAACCTTGTGGCGCATAGCCGGGCCACCGCCAACCAGAACGGAAGCGCTTCCGTCTTTGTGTGGCAGAATGTAGATATGCCGACCAGCAAGAGGGCCTTCCTTGATCGTCACCCAACGCCCGCCGGGGTATTTGCGCTCCATGTCGGAACTGAAAGACTTCTCCAGCGCAGCCCCTTCCGGCAGGATCAGTGCCGTGACGGAATCACGAACGTAGGCCTTGCCGCCGTCAATTTCGTCCTCCAGGGACTTACGCAGAGACTCCTGTGCGGCGAGATCCGCTAGGCCATCGAAGCCGTCAGAGAACAATTGTTCGTCGTCACGTTGAGCTTTCGACAGGACCGCCATGCCGTCCCGGTGCTCGACCTCATAGCTCACCCCGCAGGCCTCGAACAGGCCTTCCGGGTGCATTTCTTCAGGCAGAAGCATCAGCGGGACCGTCAGATAGACGGAGCTTTTGGCCATCTGTTCGTCGCCCAGGGTGTGCTCGCCAAGGAATCGAGCCGCGACCGCTTCCCAGGTCTGGAAGCGATAAGCCCGGTCATCCAGATACACGTCAGCAATCGGCTTGCCTGGATTTGCCCCCTCCGGTTGCTCGGGGTTCTCGTTGATAGCATCGAAAGGGATTCCGTTTGCCTCAAGATACTGACGCAGCGCCGGGGTGTCCGGTCTGGTCGTAAAAACGATCAGCCGCCAGCCAGCATCGGTCAGTGCCTGCATGGTCTCGGCCACCCCAGGCATCGGATCGCCGAAGATGTCCACCCCCTTGAACCCCTGCGAGTAGTCCGCGATCACGCCGTCGAAATCGACGCACATGGTCTTTTTCTTCCCAGCCGTTTGCCCAAGCTTAGACTTCAGCTCAGCATGAAATTCATCAACTACCTGACGCCTATCCTTCGCAGCAAGTTCGTCCAGTTCATCCTTAGTAATGAGCCCGACCTTGTAGCCGACAAGCCCGTCCAGATAACTGATAAAGTCACCCATCGCCTTCTTCAGGCTCTGAACGCGGGCCTCTTCGTCCTGATCCGTTGTGGTCCCGGCGCGAAACTGCGGAGCGTGATAAAGGTTGACCTTATTGCGCCCCAGCAGATCATCGTAGTAATACTTGAGATCCTCGAACTCGGGCATCTCGCGCATCTTCTCAACGGCACGGCGGACCAACTTGCCAACGGAGTTGCGGGTATACTTCAACTTTCCATCGAGCATTCCCCGGTCATTCAACTCTTTGGCCACGTCTTCATTACTGCGTCCGTCGCGGCTGCGCTCCTTGGGCTCATACGGGGGCAACCCAAGTTTGTAGGCGATAGCCAGGCGCTCGCGGCTCCCCAAGCGGTTCAGTAGCGACTGAACCGCAGCGGGCAAAGTCTCTCCCCGGCGCTGCATCAGGTAACGCTCCTGTTGTGGCTCGGATGAGACGGTCTGGAGTAGATGACGAGACTCAGGGTCCGTCTCCATGTCGCCGATATCCATACTATGCCGCTCAGCCAGGCGCTTGCGGCGGTCCTGGATGTAGCGAATAGCAGCCCGGCGACCGTCAATTGCCATCGTGGTCGAGATGTAGGACTTCGCTACCTTGCCGTCGACCCACTTGCGAAACTCGGCAACGTTCTCCCTGATTTGTTTGGTGTACGGCGTCCGCGACAACTCGGTCCGCAGTGAATTCAATGCCCCACTGAAGTAGTGCAGCAGGATCTCCTGATAGTCTGGGTCAATGGCACGGTGCCACGCGGGGTCATCTTTTTTCCCTGAAAGCGTCGTCGGGATACGGTTTTCCTTGGCCAAGTCGGAGCAGATCTTAAACGCCACCCCTTTGAAACCGGGGTGCGTGACAATTTGCTCCTCGCTACGCTTCAGCCGCTTCGCCCCAACAGCCATTCGGCGCTGCCATTCCTCGGAGGTCACATTGAAGTTTGCGTTCGCCCGGTCCCCTTCGCTGGTATAGACCTTTTCATCCGTCTTCCGCTCGCTCCTCTTTTTGACCGCCTTCTTGTACCCAGCCAGGGTCATGACATCGGCGCGAGGCACCGTGAAAATCGGGTGATCTCCAGCGGGGTTACGTCGCCCCTGGATCTTCATGGTCTTCTTGCCAACCGAGATGAGCGTCCCGAGCCGCAGACGCTGGCCACCTTCAGGCTTGAACATGACCTGCGCTCCTTTGACATACTGGTTCGTCACCTTCGGAGCATCGGCACGGCGCTTGGCTGGCCCCTGCTTCGTCAGCAAAACAGTCTTCACACCTCGGCTATCGGTCTTGACGACAGGAGACGGAAGTCGGCGGGCAGGCTTCGCTGGGGGAGTAACCTTCGCAGCGGCAGGCTTCGCTGGGGGAGCTTTCGGCTTTGCCTGTTTGCTGGTATCATAGCCGGAGACAACAACGGTCTTGCCACTCTTGGGAGCCTTGCGGATATACCCCTTAACACGGCTTTTCATCAGACCAGTGAGCTTTTGCAGCAGACTAGATTTCATCATCAAACCTTTTCAGCACTCGATAAGTTCGCCATTGCGAAGAAAGCCATGCCAGCCAGGAACAGCTATCGACCCGGCCCCGGCAGCACAGGTATGCCCTTTTTTGCCAACTGTTATATTTGGAGGTTCCCCTTCGCGAACCCAGCATCTGTGAGTGCGCTCATCCTTGAGGGGGCAATTGTTTGCCTGTCCATCAATATCCCAATGGCTCCCATTCGGCAGGATCACGTTGAGATGCTTGCCATCGCAGTTGTCATGCCAGGGGCAAGTGCCCCATTCGACAAAGTACATATCTCCGGGCTCCGGTCTGCCGCTCTCGGTCGGATAGCGCGGAATGTAGCTGCCAGACCTCCCCCCAGATCCCTCTGTCCGCGCAATCAGATCTTCAGTCGTGATCACTTCGCCGCAATGCTGGCATTTCCACTCGACTATCTCGTCTCGAAGATCCCTGAATTCACCGTCGAAGGGCTCAGAAGCTTTAGTGCCATCCTCGCGCAACACAACCTCGGCTCGGTGGAAATGGTTCCCCCTGCCGGGACACTGTCCCTCTCCCCAGAGCGCTATCGCCGTCAACCTGTAACCAACAGCCTCGATCAACCTGACCTTCATGTTTCGCTTCTGGCTCATCCAGATCTCCTATGCAGGTTTCTTTGCCTTATCGGCCCACCACTCAAGCCCGGTAAACACGTTTGGCCCACCACATTCACAATACGGGTGAACCAACCCGGCGACAGGCTTTAAAGCTTCGGCCCCATCCGGCCTGGTCTCAGCAACAACGACGCCCTTACGCACCGGCATCGGCTTGCGGCCAACGTTGCTGCCATGATTCAACATCTGCCCTAAGCGGAAGAGGCGCGGAGTCGCGCCGTCGGCTTCCAGATAAAGAGCCTTGCATTGCGGGCAGGCGGTCGGCATTGGAGTTTTATAGACAAGCTTGTCAGCCCCGTACTTATCCAGCAGCCCCAAACCCCGACCGAACCGCTTGCTATCATTCAGTTCATAGAAGGCGATCTTGTCCCAATCGCGAGCCCGGTCAGCCATAGCACCGTGCAACTCGCTGGCGAACTCACGCCATGACTCAACAGTTCTGGTCCGCGCAGCATGGTTGACGCCCCCAGCTCCGGAGGCTTGGGTTGCCTCCAGTGTCCGGCTGTGAATACCGAGGACCATCTCGCGGACCATCGCCTTGCTCTTTTCGCGCAACATCGCCGAGGCCTCGCCAGCCAACTTCTCGCCAAAGCTGGTGATGTATGACGCAGCCTGATGTTCCGCGATAGCGATGGCCTTCTTGTCGGGCTTCGTCAGCGGGGCATTCAGAGCCACCCGCATGACCTCCTCGAACCCGGTCGCGCCATGCTCGACAGCAATGTGAAAGCGGCCATAGATGAAAGCGTTGCGAACAAGCTTCCCGTCGCTGTTTAGCGAAACGAAGTCCTTCGCTTTGACCTTGCGGTCAATCAGCCCCAGGGCCTTCCAGCGCTCCAAGGTCAAATCATCGATGATGGCCTCTTCGCTCTCCATAGCGGAGGCGATGAAACCAAAGCGGTCACGGATAGCCTGCTCGATCTCTTTGATCTGTTCTTTCGTCAGAGGCCCATCAAGGTACTCTTTCGCCTTGCGTAGCAAACTCTTCCTGACCGATATCTGAAGACGTCCATCGACAAAGTCACGAATCCACTCAATCGCCTCGAAAAACTCACCATTTAAAGACTCGACCAGTTCACGGATGTAAGGGTCACGAGTCGTCACAGCGGAGGGGGCAGCCTTCTCCAGGCGCTCGGCGACCAGATCATCCAGCCCTTCGCTGTGGATGATCCCGGCTATCGCCTTGGCCAACGGCTCTGGCTCCAGGTTGGTGCGGACTTTCACATCCCGACCCATAGCTTAAATGTCCGGCCACTCAGAAGCGGTCATAACTTCACCTTCAGTCATCAATCGTGATCTCCAGATACAGATCGCCGCCGCGATCCGACTTAAACATGTCTCCTTTTGGCTCCTCGACAATGCCCTGTTCGTCGTGCAGCAACTCGTCGGCACCGGCTTCAGGCTCTTCCTCAAATTCGTCCCCAAGGCCACTCTCACCGGCTTCCATCTGCTTCTTCGTTACCATCGTTGTGATATACGTCGACAGAGGTGCGTCGGAGGGGTAGTTCCAGGGGTTATCTGGATCGTCCGGGTCGCCAACGGGCTCGTCGCCTTCCATGATCCGCAGTTCATTGCGGGACTTATGGCTTTTCCCCCGCGTCGTCATCAACTCAAGGCGCTCTTTCTCATCTTCCTCGTCGAGGCCTTCGAGAATGACCCGCAGGTCCTGGTAGGACGGTTTGACCAGCGCGTCCGTCAGCCATTCGCACTGGTCCAGCAGCGCAGGCTTGAAACCATGCTCCTTGCTGAACTCAATCTCGGTCTCAGCGCTACCATGCCCGAACATCGGGCTCCCAGAGCCGCCGCCAGATTCCATCGTGAAGTTCATGATCGATGGATGTGCCCCATAACTGGCGCATTTGAGATTCACCATCATGCGGAAGAACTGATCGAAGAGCATATCCTTCGGCGTGTCGCGCAGTTTATGCGCCTCGACCTTGAAGCTCTCGTCCCCAGATGGGATCATCGGCAGACGATGATTGACCGGCCCTCCGGTCTCGGCCATGATCATCTGCTTGAAGGCTTCAAAGCCTTCCTTATTGTAGTCGCCGGAGACTGTCAGCAAATGCTCAGGGTAGTTGGTATTAAACAGTTCCCGGTTATATTTCCAGGCCATCATCAAGGTGGCTGTGACATCCAGGGATATCTCCAGGCGGCTCTCACCGTAGCCGTGGCGATCGATCCGGTCGCTCGGGTTGGCGATGTGCAGCGAAATCTCCTTATCGGTGAAGGCGGCAACGATCTCCCCATCGACCAACTGACAATAGTCCTTGTCGTAAAGGTCAAGTCCGGTCTTGCGCCAGACATTCTCCATCGTCCTCTCGGTCACCCTCTTGCCGACCTCGTGCTTCTCGGCCCACTCCTTCAAACCCTCATGGACGGGCCGCAGGGTCTCGCCCGGTATCCAATGAAACGCCGCGTAGCCCCTACCATCTCGGCGCGGGTAGCGGTACATGACCTTACGGTCAATGATCAGTTCGGCCCGGACCATGCGGGTAATGAAGTCTTTTAGCCCGCCATGAATACGCATCCCGTTGGGGTAGAGCGGTCTGAACTTCTCCGGCGTCGGATCGGCGAGCAACTCCTCCATCTCACGACAGCGGCGGCGGATCTCGTCGGTTTCCTCGAACTCCGGGTCGGAATGACGGTCGTGGACGACTTTGAAGCCGACCTGCTTACCAAAGAGAGCCCGCTGCCAGATCTGCTTGTTCTGATCGGCCCGCGCCTGGATCAAGATGCGGTCGATGAAGCTATTTTCGGCAGCAAGGTAGAGGGTTTTAAATGACGGGGTTCCAACAGGCTTCTCGCGTGCGCCGTGGGCGATCATGTTTGACGCCAACCACATTTTGGAGAAGAGTTGGGGGAAATTATTGGTCTCCTTCGCGAGCTTGCGAGCTTCAGCTTTAACCAGGGTCTCGAAGGAATGTTGCGGAACATGCAGGCCGGAAGGAGTAACGACGGTCCCCGTCGGACTCCCCATAAGCGCACTGGCATCCATTGTGAGAGAGGTCTTATCCATATCCGACAGTGTACGAACGACTGTTGGATATATCAAACACTTTACCGAAAAATGTTATTCGATCTGAGGAGGGGTAGAATCGACTACGCGCCAGACCTCATCACTCCCCTCTTCCAGATCATATGTCGGGGGGAGCTTGACGCTGACGTGCAGACAGATCCCAATCGGCGAGCAGCCAGAACCACGGCGCGGCTTAACGCTCTTGCGCGGCGAGAGATCATCCATCTCTCAAGTATAGAGCGATTATCTATCCTTCTCAATCGAATAAATCTCAGGCACTTTACCGTCCGACCACGTTGCCGGACAGTCCCGGCAATAGATCACCTCATCAGGCGTTCCCTTATCCTTAATAAAAAGCCTACCCTCCGGGCATAGAGGGCAGGCTTTCGGTTCTGTGCTCATTTCTTGGCCCGGTTGGCCCGGCGGCTTGCCGTGGAAATCTTGCGCAAGCGTTTCTTGCTCGGACCTCTCAAGGCACGAGATCTTACCGCCCGAGGGGATTGCTTTGGTCGCGCTGCCCGGCTCCCCTTCTGCCGTCCCGTAGGCAATATGGCGCTCAAAGAATAGTCCCTGGCCTCCTCCTCCGTAAGGAACAAGCATGCATTGATGCAGCTATCCATTGTCGTGCTCACGCTTCCTCCTTCTTCTTTTTGCGCCCGCCTGGCGGCTTGGGCTGTGCCATCTTATCGGCAAGCTCGGGATCGAATCCGGAATCCAGCAGCCGCTTCAGATCTTGAGCCCGATAGAAACTTGTCCCGATCCGCTTGGCCAGCGTTGCCATCGAGAGATTTGGCTCTTGCTCAATAACCTTCCCGAGTTGTCGTGCCATAATCTCGTTCTGCTCCCGGCGCTGCTCGACCGTCAACGTGCGCGGGTCCGGCCTCCCAGCCTTGCAGAATGGATAGCAAGTCTCATAGTGGGTCTTGTTCCTCTGGCGTTCAAGGCATCTCGCCTTCCAATAATTGAAAATCTTTGGACTTCCGCCGATATGCGGACAGTGCATATCGTACGGCTCAATCCCATCGTCTGGCTCAAGGACGGAAGCGCCTTCGTATTCAATCGTCACGACTTTCTCCTTCTTTATGGCCACAAGTCCACTCCACGAACGCGGCCAGAAAGACGGTGTACTCACCGGAAGAGCCATTACGCATGGCCAGGTAGTCAAAGAGCAGTGAGTCGAGCATCTGCCGAGCTTCACCAATGAGCCCCAGCCGGTCAATAAACGCGGCCTGACGTTCAGCAATGGGGTCATCATTCGGGTCGCGCTCAATACGGATCGCGGGCACCTTCAGTCCGGCCATCGCCAGCCACTGTCCATCAACGGTCACAGAGAACTGTGTGTCGTCATCAATGTGCAGAATGATTGTCATCGAATCGACGGCAAGGCCTTCGGCAAGCCCCGACTGAACTTCCGGTAATCTGGAGCCAAGACCGGAAACAGTCATCTTCTTCCGCTCACCTGAAATGTCGCCGGACAAGACAATCTTTTTGTCGGCAAAGGCGGTGAACGGCTGGTTATACAGCAACGGGCCAGTGGCATGAACAGCATAGCGAGAATCGGTGTTGTAGGTCCGCCAGAGAATCCAGGCCAGGAACTCGCGCCAGTAAAAAGCGTTCGCCTCGACCTTCTCCAGGATTGAGGCGGTCTGGGCTTTGTTCATCTCCAAAGCGCGGGGGTTAATGAGCATTGCCCGGTCAATCGGGGTAACCAGGGAAAGCTCCAGTGTTGGGAATGAGTCATGCAACAGTTTGGCCACCCATTCAAGCGTGGATTTCGTGACGGTATCGACCAGTAATTCATTGTCGGCGATCCGCCAGACAACGTGAATCAGCTTAGGCGTCGGCAATACCTTTTCAAGCAACCGCCCCTTGACCTGATCCCTGATAGCCTCACGCTCAGCCTTCGGCACGAATTTCAGGCCGGTGTTGCGGGACAGGAAGTCCTCGTGAGCTTCCGCCAGCTCGATCTGCATCACCTTGGCCGGAATCTTCTTTGTGTCGATCCTGACCGCAAAGACAACGGCGTCATCGATCCGGATCTTCTCGACGCTGTCAAAGCAGGTCTCGGTCATGTCAAAGTAATCGACAAACCCAACCGACAGTTCGTCCCGCGCACGCGCTCCGGAAAGCTCGGCAAAAGGGTTGCAAATAAGCCCAGCCAGGATCTCTTCGGGAGTTGAAATGCCGCCTACCCTGAAAACGGACAGGCCTGTGGACCCAGAAAGTAAACTCATCAGTTTCTCCAATCGTGAAAGTGGTTTCTCAGCTTCAAAATGGCTACACCGCTCGCCTGCTTAATTTCATCAAGGGGAAGAACTGGCACGCCTGCCATCAGCGCCAGTTCGTGTTCGATTCTCGCGCCACGGCTCCGCTCCCAGCCATCGAGCTGCACCAGCATGGTTGCCTTGGCCATATACGGCAGGTCAAAGCGCATATACCCTTCCCAATTCGGCATCTCAGGGGTTCTGGCCGGATTGAAGACGCAGCACCCGATGACCTGTTGCAGATACGCCTCAGCGTCGAAAAACGCTGGTCTGTTGCAGTCCGGGAGTCCGGTCATCGGCCCGGACAGATAGACGTAGTCGTGACACGAGATCATTGGTTACACCATCAACGAAGGCGGCAAGGGGTGTTCCTGCCCCTGTTTTCGCCACAGATGCAGGCAGTAGTCGTGGACGCTGATGTGGTCAGCATCAGGGACATGCAGCTGGACAACGACTTCCTCTGGTTCGAAAAAGAGATCCTTCAGAAAACTCAGCTCATCCCAAGTCGGGCAGCGCTTGATCTGGGTCATCTTCTTGGTCTTAACCGTCACTGAGATATGATCCCAGCCCAACTGGTCAGAGACGACACAAAGAAGCCTGACCCCGTTACGCGGGATCACGAAGATCCCGTTGTTGCCATTGAGCACAGAACTGGACAAAAGTCCGGCCTTGCTGCGGCGATACTTTTCAACCAGAGTGTTCGGTGATTTTCTCATTACGTCCTCACTGTTGGATATGTCAAACAGTTAGGCCAAGTCAACTCTTGGCAGTGAAGAAAAACAGGGCCACCCGCAACGCCCAGCCACAGCGACGACGAATCTTTCGTGTTGCCGACTTTCCCTTGCTCGAAATTGCGCAGGGCCGATGTTCTGCTACAAAGATGTACTGCATCACGCTACCTCCTCTGTTTTGGGCTTGGCGAGAAAGACGCAAAGCCTCCGGTTGACGATTTCAGTCCGCAGCTCGGGAATGGCGCTCGTGCCAATCAGTTTGCTGATGGCGGCCACTGCCGAGGAGTGCGTGCTGTAGTGGTGATCAACTTTTCTCATCAGATCCTTGAGCCACACCCCCTCATCCAGGGAGACGGCATCGATAACCCGTTGCTTTGTTGATTTAAACCTGGTCCAGTGCCCGCCGCGATTGCCGCCAGCCGGGCAAAAGTCTTTCTGTTCCTCGTGTAGCTTTGGTGGCCTTGTCACCCGGCGAAACAGCTTTGACCGAAGGCGCTCCATAGGGTCACTGTCTCCCCACTTATCAACGGCAATAACACCGATTCCAAGCCATCGACAAACGTCTTGAGCGAGGCCATCATGGCGTCCGACTTTGCCATCTGGGACAGCGACTGAAACGAAGTGAAAGCGGCCTAAACTGTTCTTGGCCTGTTCGATCACCGGGAAGCCGAAACTCAACTTCACCTCTATGGCCCACAGAATTTTCCCGCGCCTGGCAACAACGTCAACTCTCCCGCCAGGGATCTCGACCTCCTGGTAAACCTCCCAACCGTCACGCCGCAACCAATCAACCAGATGTCTAGCCAAATCTGCTTCAGTTATTTTTCCGGTGGCCATAGAAATCAGTCCGGATCTGAGACTGCCAACTGCCCCTCAACCAGCTCTGCCGTCCCGGATTCAATAATGATTCTGCAATGCGGATGACAGTTCTCGCTCAAGAATTTCATGAGAGGCTTAGCCGCCTCGCGGAATTGCGATATCTGTTCCTCTGATAAGGTCATATCAAGCCTTCCCTTTCTGCCAGCCACTCTGGCACTTTGAATTCGATGCAACGCCCGGCCTCAAGCTCCTCGTCATAGACAATGTGTGACTTCGGAAGCCACACATCAATATCCCCATCAGACACAAAAACAGCAACCGCAGATGTACGAACAACTTCCAAGGACAGGTCTGCCATGTCAACACTCATGACATCTCCATATTGATGACTCCCAGGGCATCTTTAACCCCCCGGTTGTAAGTCCTGGTTGTAAAATCATCGCCAGCAGGCATCAGGCCGAACACGTCTCTTGCAATATTGGCAACCCGACCTTCAAGCCTATTGATAACCTGCCGCATTTCGACCTCAACGCAATCAAGCGGATCTCCGGAGTCAACACCTGAACAGTCAGCTTCATACTCGGTATGCAGCCAATCGAAACGCTGCGCCCAACGTTCGCCCTCTTTCTCCTGTGCGCTTACAGCTTCCTCGTAATTGTGCGCGGCAAGCAAACCAAGACGTTCGGCCTCAGCAAGAAGGGCGAGCAGATGTTTCTTCTGGACAGGAATACTGACATGACCGTCAATGGCCTCGAAGGAAACTCCGTCGACACCGATCAGTTGCTTCAACTCTGCTATGTTCATTTTTTTGCTCCCAACAGTTGGTCTGATTAGCGTTTATGCAGACATCGGGGTGCCTTCGATATGCAGTATCGACAACTGCACACCTCCCTCTTCGAGTAAACCCATTGCTGATTCAAGGCTTGCCCCCCACCGATCAACCAGGTCAGCGCTCGCCGGGGCCGTCACAACGCGGGAAACCCCCCGCTGGACAATCATCGCGGCACACTGGCTACACGGATGGAACGGCCAGACATAGATCGTGCATCCGGTCAGGTCACAGTTAGCGAATGCCATCGCATTCTGCTCGGCGTGAATCACGCGGCGATATTTTTCTTCGCGGTCCAGATACAAACTCTGATCGTCACGAGTGCCAGCCGGGAAGCCATTGAACCCCAAGCTGACGATCCGCTTACCACGAACGATAACTGCTCCACATTTGGTGCTCGGGTCCTTTGACCACCCGGCGATATGCTGCGCAAGAGAGAGAAAACGCTTATCCCAATCCTTCATCTCAGCCCTCCCTTCTCCTTATCATAAACACCGATACCCCAAACGATGGCATAAAGGTTCCACAGGTAATGGAACGTGTAACTTTCTGTCTCCCCACCATCGAAAAAATCTGTGAAGCTGAAGCCCTCATGAACAAATTCGTTGACGGCAACATAGGCCCACATCTCACCATCTTCGGCCCGACTGAGAACGCTATCCTCAATTGCCTCCCAAAGTTCGTTCTTGGCCTCGTCGTCAGGTTCTCTACTTTGACAGTAGTCGTCAAAGTGCTCCTTAACGCGATCCGTAAACAGATTGGTGGCAAATTCTTTATAGCCGCCATGCTTGTCAGCGCTCAGCAGTTTCTCACCCCAATACGCCGGGTTGATAAACATACCGACCTCATCCCCCCGGCGAGCATTGAAGAACGTAAACATGTCCTCGACGCGACTGAACACATACGTCCCGCAATCGCCGGTAATGCACAGATGCCACGGCCAGGTAATCAGGTCGAAGTGGTAGCAGCTATCGTCAGGCTGACGAAAGCGCAGATGCCGATGAACACCGTCATCGCGGATCACAGACATTACATGGTGGCGGATATCTCGCAAAAAACGGTCGCTGCTGCATGCGGCATATTCCATCGACTCTTCCTCCTCTAAGCTATTCATCACATCCCCCTCAAAATGTATGCTCTCAACAGGTGACCAAAGTGAACAAACAGGCTCTCGATACCGTCAAAGAGCTTCCTGTATGCGTCCATGAAATGATATTTCCACACCAGTACGAAAGTGCCGCTGGCATTATATCGACAGCGCTCAAGAGCTTCCTCACGCGACAGGAAAAATGTATTCTCATACATCCTCTCACCATCTGTCGTAACGTTCGGCCACCCGAACTCCTCGCAATACTTCTTGATGACTCGCCCTTTTTTAAAGGTCCAGACCTGAGTCAGTGGGCCATATTCGTCTTCGGCCTGAATGATCTCCTGCAACTCACCAGATCTTGCCGCCGCTTTAAGGTCTGAAAGAATCCGATCAAGGACTTCGAGACAAAAACCACCGGGGCTATTTGAGTGGATAATGACCTGCCCCCTGTCGTCCTGAAATATTTGAATCAGGCCAGAAACATACGCCGATGAGATAAGAATCCTGTCGCCATCTTTTTCAACAATATGCTTAATATCGAAGCGTTCTTTCAGCGTCTTGATACCCATCACTTCACCTCCAGCAGCCACGGCAGATCGTCATGCGCCCGGCCATCGAGAGTGCGGCCAGCTTTCTTTTTTCCGACGCGGATAGCCTGACTGTCCCCGCTTTTCCCTGAAATATTTTGATTTTGGTTGTCTGGCAACCACTCTCCCCATTGCTTAAAAAAGAACGGCACCCCAGCGGCAGCGCACTGATCGCGCACGTTACGCACCCAATCTGGATGCATCGGCCTGGCGTCTTTGCCGGACTCGCCGCCGAGAAGAACGGCGTGGATTTTTTCAAGATCTTTTTCTACTGTTGAGATTTCAAAGTCTGCATCCCCAACCGCAGCAACCCAGATCCCCTCAAGGCAGTTATATGTCCCAGGCTCAACCCTCCATGACGGCTTAGCAATGTCGTTGCCATCAACACAGTAAAGATCAACCGGCCCCAGCATCGGCTCAATCGACAGGAACCTCTTGCCAGGAACCTGCAACAGGTGCGGGATTCTTGCGTCAGCCAGCGCCTGGTTTTCAGCCGTGACGCCGTGCCAGACATTCTTGAGCGGAATATCAACAGAATCTCCATCTTTTGATTTCCAGAAAAACTCACCAGTATTTATAATTTTCAGTTTTCGATTCCATGCGCCAACACCCAACGACCAATACTCAGCCATCCCCCGCGCTCTCTTAGTCAGCACAAGGAACGTATGCTGCGGGCAGAGCGACATTACAGCATATGCGCGGTCGCGGAATTCGTCGGTAACGTCCGGGTGGTACAGATCGTTCCAGATTGCCCAGACCGTCGGTTTTTTGGTTTTCAGCGGCAGGGACAGGTTGTCGTCATCTCCATCGCGCATGGTGATATGGCCACTGAAGCCGAACTGAAATCCATCGTCATCAACTTCACCAACAACATCAGTAGCTCTTTCTGATATTTTTCCATTCGGATGATTGCAGCGCATCAACGTCTCAGTCTCGCTCCAGCAGTTATCGCAGCCCGGCGAAACCTTCGTGCAGCCTTCGACCAGCTTCCATGCCCTCTGCCAATACAGACCTTTTTCAAGCCGATCATTGTCGATATTCATGCAACCTCCTTAACCGTGAATCTCACGGACGTTTTGAAATTCAGGGCAACTTCAAGACGGCAGAGCATCGCCGTCGTCAGCGGCTGCCGTCCTTTTTCGATTGCTGAAATGCACGACTGAGAACAACCGACTTTTTCTCCAACTTCCAGCTGAGACATTTTTCTGAGTTTGCGGATTGCACGGATATGCTCCCCGAGCCCTCCGGTCTTGTCTTTATTCATGGTATTGACCTCCCCTGGCTAACTTCTTGGCTTCAGACCACGAGCCGAACCGATACAAAACAGTGCTCAACGCTATCCCTGTTTCATTGGCAAAGCGCTTGCACGACGAAACAGAGGCCACAGCCCTCAGCAGGCTCTCGTCGGTGTATTTCCTGGGGCGCGGCGTCCCCTTCCCCCGGCACTCTGGCCGCTGCTTGCCACGCGGCAGGAAGTGCTCATGCAGACCCCAACTTGTCAGGACGCAATGGAAGCCACCGGCGGTCTTATATCCGAGTGCCCTGCCGGTTGCCTGCTTCGAGTACCCCATAGCAGCAAACCCCTTAACAACCAACGGGAACGGCTCGCCGAATTCAGCCGCAATCTCACGAGTTTTCATGCCGGGGCCTCCTGCTCGAAGACGAAGTAATGGCTTCCAGGCTCTTGCCAATAGGTAAACTCTCGGCCCGGATCAATCCCGTACTTACGAAGAACGTCATCGCTGAACCCCGCCGCATTTGCCTCCTCAAACTCATCCCTGCCGATACGCGCCTGGACTATTTCCCGTCCTGTCTTCATAATTGCCTCACATGATCGTCAGCAATTGGCCATCCTTCACGCCATAGCGCTTGGCGACCTGCTTGTGCGGGGAAACGATATCGACTTGGAGCCCATCGATCCGCTGGTTCAGGCGATCCCAGAACCGACAGACCGCCCTCACCTCTCCATCCTCGGAAACGACCGCAAAGAGATCCCCAGGCTTAAGATCCATAAGCGCTTCGGCGTCTCGCGACAGCGCAGCCATAAACACCTTTGAAGGACCAAATGCTGCCATCAACGGATCTTCATCGGTCTCGTCTTTCGAGAGAGAATAAAACGACAGCTTCACTTCATAGGTTACGACTCCTGACAAGTTGAACTCCTCCGGGTCGCGACCAAACAGCAAAGCGATTAGCCTGTTCGCTCGGGCGAGATCCGCCCGCAAAATAGCCTCCTGCTCCTGGTAGGTGGAGATCAGCTCCTGGTCCTCTTGGTGGATTTCAAGGAGAGCCCCATTCGCCGCAGCGTATTCATTGACCCTCATCTGCTGCGCATAACCCAGGAGACCAAAGATCCCGATAACGATTGTCAACCAAAGCCATTGACTAAGACTTGCCCTGCGGGCATCAACTTCTTCTTCCATGACTCACTCCGTTTGATATGTCAAACACACGTTAGAAAAAAAAGGGAAGCAACGTGAGTTGTTTTATATACCAAACAGCAGCGCCGGGTCAAGTTTTTTGTGAGCGTGGGCGAACGTACTTCCAGATGTAATGACAGCGCCAGCACAGATCCCAAGCCACGATCTTCTGGCGCTTCTTCCCGCACTCTTCACACGTACCCAGGTAGAGATACTTATAGCTCTTTGGCGAATCAGGTATCGTCGGCACAGCTTCGATCTTGGGCATAGCTGTCTCGATAATGTCGGGCTTCTTTATTTTAGGCGGGGTCGGTAGGGAGTCGCTAACCTTGACAGAAGAAGGCCTTGACTGACGGTCAGCCCGTCGCGGAAGCCTGGGGTTCTCCGGCGGGGCGGTCTTCTTTGTTTTTTCGGTTGGAATTGGTGGCGCAATGGCAGGGTCGATGAGCAGCCAGAGTACCGGCCACCCCGGAACCTTTTTAGCATGGCGCTGCGGATCGTAAAATGGCAAGGCGACTTGAGCCAGGCGGTAGCAGTCTACACAGGTCGGAGACCCACAGCCCAGGTACAGGCGACATTTCTTGACCGTCACCCGTTCCGGACTACCCAAACTGCAATTCATCATCTCCAGCAGATCCTGTGGCAAGAGGTTGTGCGGGCAGTAGCGCCGAAACGCCATCCGCAGAAAAAAGTCCCGTCGCGTCCAAGCACTCGGCTCCTGCCTCTTCGCTTTCACAAAAGACCCCCTTTCATTGAGAGTTTGGTAAACACAGCGAAAACCCCTTCGACGCCGCGACATCCTGTGGGGTCTGCCCCTTTTTTACCCGAACCATCAGCAGGCACTCCTTGCAAACGTAGGCGTTCGGGGTGCCCTCGGCCTGCATCCAAACATGAGCATCTTTCTCTCTCCCCGCCCTGGCCGCTGCCGCATGCTCGGCAAAAGCCACCCTTTCCGGGTCTGGAAGCCTCGACAGCGCCAGTTCGGCATAGAGATCGCTATGCAGAAAGTGCGGGTCGAGGCCGACGTTTTCAAAAACCATCTTGAACTTACCCTGCGCCTCGTCGATCATCTCCTTGCGGCGAGCGACCCGGCACAGGTGGTCCCAGAAAACGTTTTCACAGATGAAAGTCGGCTCCATCTCATTGCGCTTGTTCGGCACAGGCATGATCAACCCGCGTTCGTGCGGCTGCTCCTTCAAGCGGTTGACGTAGCGCATCAGGTTCCAGAGGATCGCGTGATAACGACTGATCCGTACCCGATACTTCTGCTTGGTCTCGTCGCTGGCCTTCTTGTTCGGATCGTTCTGAACCTTATCCCCCCAGATACAGATATCCTCCCCTTTCTCAGCCTGGTAGCTGTAATCAGCCAGAAAGACCCGCCCCCGAAAATCCTTACTGAACCGTAGCGCCTCGTTGCTGTTCGGCATCGAGTCCACAACACAGCAGCTCACATCAAATTGCTCCATCAGCTCGCCGGTACGTTCCCAAGGGTTATCGGAGAGTATCCACTCAACATGAGCTAACCGCGACTTGAACAGCCCGGTTGCTTCATCTTTCGGCCCGCGATAACGAATCACGACGCAGTTGAAACCGAACATCTGGTCAACACCCATCGCGCAGTTAACCCCGGTTTTAAGCCAACGCAGATCTGTATTGACTGTGGACCGGAGGGTGTCGCGGTCAACGATCTGAGCATCTTTCGAAAGGTGGGCTATCCCCAGCTTCGAGTTGTAGAATTCGGTAATGTCTGAGGCCCGAAGGAAGGCCAGAAAAATCTTCTCAGCGGTTTGACGAGGGGAAAGGATCTGCGGAATATGCCAACCATCGGCGCGAGCATTCGGAGACGCGGCAACCCACTGACCATCTCTCGGGTTGAGAATTGGTTCTTTGCACTTCGGGCAGATCCAGAAGTACTTCGGCAGAAACCTGTGGGCCGGTAGCGCCCCCCGCTCGCCAACACACTCGGGGAAGCGGTCAGCCAGAATGATTCCGTCACGGCATTTACAGGCGCTATGGAAGCGGTTCTGCTTCGAGTCCTTAAAAGCTTTGTCGATGTTGACATCGGGATACCCAGCAGTTGAGATCTTAAAGTCGATGGGGTACGGCGAATGAGACATCCGCTCAAGTGCTCGCTCAATGTCGCCATCGAGCATCCGCCTGACCTCGTCGAACAGGACCGCCAGCATCGGAATCGACTCAGTCGAGGTCTTGCCCGCCATGTACGAAAAAAAGATCAAGCTCGGGCCGATAGAGCGCACCCGCTTCTGGTCCGAGTTCTTCTTGCTCTTACCATCATCGTCGCCAGTCGGATCTTCACCCCAGAGATCTGCAATCTGGGGAATATTCAGACACATCGGCTTGAAGCGATTGGCCGAAAAAATCATCGACATATCTTTGTCGGGAAGGAAGTAGCCGATATATTTTCCCCAGAACCACAGCGCCAGCAATATCTCGAAGAGCATGGCCGCTATCGACTTGCCGACCTGGGCCCCACACATCCATGCGTGACTGTCGCCCTCCTCTTTCTCGTGGCCATCGAGCTTCAAGCTCTTATAGGGCTCAATCAGGTACTCGTGACCAACCCAAGTGAACGGCTCGTTATCGACCAACAGTTCGCCGTTGAGATGAATCAGCCGCTCGACAAAACCATACAGGTTGTCAGGGCAATCCTTCGCCAGTTCAGGCTTGAGAAATTGAGATGCCAGTTCTCGTGTGGAAGGCACCCGCCGTCTAATCCCGGCCAGCAACCTGTCCTTCAAGGCCGAGGCGGCTGAGTTCGATAAATAGTTGTCGCTGAACATCGGGAACCTGCTTCTCGATTACGCGAATGACGGCCTCAATAAAGGCGTCCATCGCCGCTTTGTCGTAAAGTTTGATTTTGATCTGGAACGCTGACTCGGTGACCCCGCGAACCTCGCGAACGATCTTGAGCATCTGGTCAATTTGGAAAGGCTTGTACTTGCCGCCCTGCTTCTCAACTTCTGCCAGGACCGCTATTGCCATTTTGTCGATATGTTCGATACAGGATTCAAGTCGGCCCAAAGTATCCAGGTTGCTGGCGAGCTTCTCGCGCTCCCCTTGGCTCTTCGGTTGCGCCGTCTGGGCGGCAACAACGATCTCCTGGCCAGTCTCCGGCAGAGTGACGCCGCCACGCATCCTGATCCGGTCCAACCTCCGGGTCACTGTGCTGCGGCTCACACCCAACTCGCTCGCCAGGGCCTGCGCATTACAACCGTGCCCCTCCCACAACCCAACAACTTCTTCGTCGGTCAGGTCGGCCAGCCGCGTTCCCTTCTTTGCTCTCTTCTTTCTCTTGGCTTCCGCCACTCGATCCCTCGCGTGCGCAACGGTTTTCCAGTTGCGCAACCGTCGCTTTAAAATGTCTCAAATCAGGACATCAAATACGCCATCAGCCTAGCTCATTCTGTTGGATATATCAAACACTTACCACGTGAGAACAACTGCGAGCGCAACGGTGCGCAACCTCGTGCGTTCGAAGAATGTAAGATAGACATCGTTGATGATCATCCCCCCACCTTGGCCTCCCCAGCCTTCGCCCTGAGATAATGCGCCAGGACGCTTGTGAATGTCCCCGCGTGGGCCAATATCCACTCGAACATCTCGTCGTCGTCTCTCTTCTCCAACTGCCGCTCTGCCTGCATGGTCGCGTATTCACGGCACTTCATCTCCAACCAAGTTTCGAAGCTTTCAAGATCAACAACGCCAGCATGCAAAAGCAGCGGATTGGTGCTACCAAGCTTGGCGACCATCTCGTCAATGGTCATCATCCCCGCCGCCCGCATTTGTTCATCGAGCGAAGGCTTCTCAACCCCATCGAGAGCTATGGCCTCAGCGATCTTCCGCAACGTCGGCAGCGACAAGCTTCTGGCTGTTCCACCCAGGTTGCAGAACACTTTGCGGAAAGCTTCGAGATGCTCGTCCCGCTCTTTCTTATCGAGATACTCCTGCTCAGTCTCGTAAAGAAAATAGCGCGGCGAGTATTCCGTGTGCTGACGCCACCCCTCAAGCCTAAACTCAACCTCAAGGTGGCTTCTCTCTGCCGTTGGAGCCACGGAAAAGTATTTCCGCCCAACCTTCGTCACAACAACGGGAGTAAGGATCGGCATACAGTGCCTAGCACCACCCCTGACGCTCAACATAAAAAGCTTCTGTCCAACTTCCGGTTTACCCATCTCCACTTCCCTACGGTCTCATCGTCTCAGCGCACCCATCGCACACGCTCTCGGGCTCAAGCAAATCACACTCACGCCTGTACATGTCGAACTCTCTCAGGCACCCGATACACCTTACCCTATCTACAATAATTCCATTGATCGGCACCCCATATTCCCAGGGGAGAGTTTCTCTCCCACTTTCAGAGCAAAACAGATACCCATCAGCAGTAGTCTGCCCCACATATCGATACTGCAAAACATCGGATGGCTTCTCGGGGCCAGGAACCTCGGTGGGGCCAACAAGTGGGGAAAAAGGCCTACAGTGTGATACCTCAATAAGCCCGCGCTCAATGGCAGCCTTGAGTGTCTCGCTCGTCACCCAAAGCTTACTGCGCCTCCCCTTACGCTCAATCGAGACATACATGGGACTTCCTCCAGTCCTGAATCGCCTGAAGCACGGCCTCCCTCGGGACCCCAGCCCGGAAAGCCCTCTTGACCAACTCCTCACGTACAGTGATTGCGTGGCGGTTGATCATGCTCCGCTCTCTACCATCCGCTGGCATAATTACCCCACGAACAATGGGCCCGGTACATACCTCGCGGTCGTAGTCTTCAGTCCGTTGATGGTATTCCCTGGCGATATCCTGAAGGAACGCCCTTTGCCTAGAAAACGACATCGCAGCAGGCCTGCTCATCGTCCAATCTCCCCCCATAGGCGCTTTCGTCATAACAATGCCC